TCCAAGCTCATTACTGTTCCAGTGTCTGGGGTAATAGCACCAGATTGTTGCATACCAGTCATTTGACTTGGCGTCATTTGCATCTCGCCATCATCAACTTGGTATGACATAAGCTCTTCGTCTGTCATTATGGCGCGGCGTTCAGCGTCTGAAATAGCAGCTCCCGATTCGTTTCTTAGCATTTGATTGATTTCTGCATCTGTCAATGCCATATCACCGGGCATTGGACTTGGGAGGGATTCTTGCATTCCACTTAGCTGCGTTGTTGGCATATAACCCATATCTTTTGCCTGTTGCACTAACTGAATAGATTGTTCAGAAAGTTCTCTTTTCTCGTTTGGTAACATAGGCTTACCATTTCTGAAAGCAGCTATTTTGGCCGCAAGGTCAATAGGTGTTTCTATACCAAGCATTTCAACCATTGCTTCATAGCTATCCACAAGCATAAGCTCTTCTGGGGTCATTCGGTTTATTCCTTCAGCCATAACGGCCTCCTGTTCTATTACTAATTTGCGGTTACCTTAACATCAATTGATTAATTTGCTACCATTTTCAGGCCGGGCAGCTCAGACGTTGGGATGAGAGTTCCTGTTTGGTCTTGATAGTAGTCAACACCGTCCTTGGTAACTCTTGCCAAGTCCTTGTTAATCACATTTCCTGACGCATACCTACGAAGCCAGAACGGCATAGCAAAGCCAGACCCACCCTTGTAATAGCGGTTGTAAACATTCTTAGCTTTTTGTGATGAATAAACCACTGGGGCTGCGTCTTCATTGGTTTGCTCTGGCCCAACATTTAGCGAACCATAGCTGGCCTGAGACGCAGGTTTAGGGGCTTTGGGATTGGGGTTATATCTGATTAAAGCGCCACCCTCTTTGTCCCTGTAGCCAATATAATTTTTTCCCTCATCATATTCAGGGATTGACCCAGCCTGAATGGCATCCAGTTGAGCGTCTATGCCCTCCTGCCTGCGGTCAATGCCGGGGTTAATCGCCATGCCGCCGATGTTAAGGCCGGGGATGGGAGAAAGCAGGTCCAATGCAAACGATCCAAAGTAATCCCCTTGGCTGGGCGGCTTGCTCTCAAGCAGTTTCTGACGTAGCACAGCAGTCTTAAACTCTTGGTCAGACATATCGCCTTGTACCATTGGGGCGTTGTTGCTGAAGTCATCAGCCACGCCATAGATGCGATCTTTATATCCAGCCTTGTTGGTGGTGAACCCACCGCCAGTTAAATCTTGATAGACACCGGGGCTGATCTCAGTAAGTAAATTACCACCATAATATTTTGCATTGTCAAACGGGGTTAGAAAATCGGCAAGATTCTCCCTGCCTGTGTTTTTAGTTGTAAATTTATCAACCTCCTCTTTGGTGAATGTTCTAGGTTTGTATTTTCTTTCTTTTATTTTTTGTGTGCCATAATTAGTGGCTCCTAAAGTGTCGCCAAACCGACCAAGATAATCACCAACAGCACCAAAATTACCAACATCATCAGCACCGCCACCTGTGAAAATAGAGCTTGTTGGCGCTGGAGTTGAGTCAACAAAATTGTTTACCGCAGGTTGACCTGTGTAGTTTTGTTGCACGTTAGGATTGTCGAACCCAGTCGGTGTGTCATAGCTCCCAGTAAGCCCTTCGTTCGCACCCGTGTAAGTACGAGTTAACATCTGACTGCCGTTCTCGTTCGTGCCTTGAGATACCCACTCAAATCCATCGCCAGCATACTGTCCAGTGCTGGAGACAGCGCCAATCGTAGGCTTCGGAGTTGCCTTAAACGATGTCGAATCAGCCGTGGCCACATATGATGGCGTATCATTACTAGTATCCACAACACTGTCGTTATTATCGCTAGGGCTGTTATACGTTGCCGTCTCCGCCGTCCCGCCGCTCGTTATTTCTGACAAAGTATCTGACCACCAGCCATAAACGGGAATGCCGTCTGGGCCAGGAATACCTGCACCCCCTGCGTCACGCAGCATTTGCTCTTCCTGCGGGTTGATGTACGCCAGCATGTGGGGTTGATTCATCAGCTCTGCTTGACGTGGCACACCAGAAACAACATTCTCCAACGCGCCCATACCTGCGTCTGGATAAATGGGTTCAGGCGAAGACATTTGGTTTTTCTGCACAATCGCGTTAACACGGTTCATAAATGTGTTCACACCTAAAACTCCATTTTATAATTGAAGCCAATAGTTGGGCCACCAACATTGGTATCAGAGTATTCCAATCTTCCGCCCCTACCAACATTCATCCCAACAGTGCCAGAATAAAATGGGTCAGAACCAGTTCTTTTCTGGCGGCTTGCATTGAAATCAAACAAGCCCATTCGTGCGCCAACGCCGATCTTAGTAAACGTACCAACATTTGGATTGTTGAAATATTGGTTATATTCTGGAATGCTGACGTTTTGGTTTGATCTTGTCCTGCTACCCATTGCTGATCCCTGTAAATCAACTGGACCCAATGAAGTCTCACCATCAACGCCAACACGGATAGTATTTGCCCTATCGCTTATATCCGCAGGGCCATCTGAGTAATTACTTCTCTCATCAGTATATCCAATTGACGGGGTGATTGATCCAAAATCGCCTTGAAATGTTTTATTGATATCAATTTCTGCCTTAGAACGATCAGGTCCAGCATTATATCTGATCCCACCTGAGATCGGAAGGTCTACGTCAACTGGCCGCAGGTTTATATCTGCAAACGCGCCGGGTGTGTAATCGTTTTCCATTAGACCATCCCCACTTGCTGCGGCTGTTGTTGCGGCTGCGGTTGCTGCGGCTGTTGTTGCGGCTGTTGTTGCATCATTGCCCCTAACGCGCCTACCCCAGCGCCTCCTGCGCCCATGCGCTGCTTAATCTCCATGACCTTGTCTATCAGGTACTGGTTCATATCCATAACTGGTTCGCCCTGCGGAGCGCCCTGCGGCCCACCCGCTTGGGGTGTACCTTCCTGTGGTAACCCGCCAAACGCTTCGGGGTTAATTGGCGGCAAGTTATAGGATTGTGGGGTTTGCATTCTTCATTGCCTCCATCTGGATTTTAGCTGCATTCTTTTCACGCTCTAGCTGCAACTCTGCCTCCAGCTTCATTATCTTGGCCTGCATGTCTTGCTGCGCCTTGGCCGCGTCGATCTCCATGTCCTGACGCGCTTCAGCCTGCTTGATCTCAATGCTTGATCTCGCCTTGGCCTGATCCGCCTCAATCTGCGCCGTTGTACGGGCCTTGAGGGCTTCCGTTTCAAGCTGCGCTAACTGCTGTGCATATTGCAGCGGATTGCCCTGATCTTGGCCCTGCTGTTGGCCACCAGTCAATGCTTGGATTTGCTTCATCTGTGGAGCTGCCTGCACAACTTGCGCGGCCCTCTGGCTGATTAGGCGATCCATCTCTGGGTCAATAGCAGCAAACTTGAAGTCTGGGTCTTTGAAGTTTGGCAGTGCTGGCATTTCGATATTAATGCTGGCCTCCATTCTCTGGCGATACAGAAGCGCAATGTGTTCAGCAATGTGGGCAACCAAAACAGGCTGCATAGCCGCCGCACCGGGATTACCCGCCAGTGATGGGTCTTGCAGAAACTGCATGTGAACCGCAATGTGAGATTCGTGATCCTGATCTGGAAAGGCGCGAATTGGCTTGCCATACAGGACGCTCATGTTCTCATCAATCGGGTCCATCTGAACAGCGTCTTCAGGCTTCTTCAGTATTTCATCGATGTTGGGAATGCGGATAGCTTCGTACATCCGCTTGTATGCTTGGTACAGGTCGTGGAACTGCGGCGCTGATCGTGCCATTTCCAAGACAGCTTGGGCCTGCGCGATGCGCTGGGCTGTCGAGAAGATGTTTGGATCAGACACTGGGACAATGTCGATCCTGTCATCAAAGTCGGAACGATAGATAACCGCCGCAGCTCCAGCCTGCGAGAAGCTGAACTCATCGGGGAGATTCTCAGCGTTCAGCCCCGCAAGGAGTTTAAATTCTTGTCCCTGCGCGTAGTGAAGACGCTTGTGGATCGCGCTGAATGCCTTGGAGCCTTGCTCAATTAGGGCAACCGTAGAGCCGACTGGGGCATTGGGATTTACGTCACCAATGTTTAGGTCTGCCGTGCTGGCAAAACGCTGGCCTGCATCGACCATGTAGCCAAGCAGATTAAACAGGGAACCTGACGGCTCCTTAAACGGCAGTGGCATGATGGCTTTGTTCACGTCATCCACGGTGCTGTCGAGGTCAACAAATTCACCGGGGCTGATCTGCATGTCGCCGCCCTGAACACGGCCACGCAGCTTAAAGCCACCCTGCATGTTTGAGAAGGCTGCACTGTCGAGCAATGCGCGGAGCGATCCTGTCGCCGCTTTGCCCAATCCACCGATCATGTGGTACAGGCCGAAACCGTAGAAGCCTAATCCCGGTAGGAACTTGTACGAAACAAACCAATCGCGGCGCTTCTTTTCTTCGTCGTCTTCTTTCCAGTTACGTCGAACTGATACTACGTTCTGGTTTTCATAATCAATTGTGATCACATATGGGATTGCAACTGCGTTGTCATCGTCATCGTCATCGTCCATTTCCTCGCCGTCAATGCCGTCGAACAAATCATAGACGTGCATTTCGAGCAGTGTCATCACGTCATCGTTGCTGTCATCGTACTGATCAACGCCCTCGATTTCACCGATCACATCGCCTGACGGGTCAATGCTATCGCCCGAACCATACGTTGTCGGCAGGTAGTATCCGTTCTTGACGTACCGATTGAAGTCATTCTTGGGCATTCGGATGACGTGGGTGTAGCGTGGGCTGGTGTATAAATCTTTGCTCTCTGGAGCCACGACGAAGTCTTCAGCCTTAACAAACGAACTGCACTGGCGGTCTAGGTTGGCATCCCACCAAACCTTCTTAAACGTGTGGCCGATCAGCGGAAGGTGAAACAGCATCTGATCCAGATCAGGGAAATACTCAGGCATTTCCTGCGTGATCTGGTAGTTCATAAATTCTCTGACCCTGCGGCCCTGCTCTTCGACTTTCTCATCTGGATCGCCAATGATGACAGATTTGACTGGGCCACCTGACGGGTAAAGCTCTGCGATTGCCTTGGCGTTAAACTGTGTTGCGGCTTCAGCAATCAGTGGGTGGACAACAACAGACAGGCCGCGTGTCGCTCTCTCAGATTCGCCCTCATCCATTCCGCCGTCTGGGTCTAGGGTGCGGAGGCCATCCTTGTAACGCTCCTCCCACTCTGATCTAGCTTCGCGGTCATTCTCGTAAAAGCTGACCAGCTCACGCGCCTTTCGGGATAGCTCTTTCTCATCAATTGTCTCTGCGAGATTGATGTCAAATTGAGCGGTGTCAACTTCATCCATCATGTCTAATTCAGGATCACCAATTAAAACATCGCCGTCTGGCAGCTCTTCGATCAGCAGGTCATCGGCTGGCAAGCCTTCGGTGAACGGGATAATATTTGGATCAGCCATACATTGTCATCCTCTTAGCTTCGTTTATTTCGTCTTCTTCTGGGTCTTCGCTATGCCCAACGAACCAACCTTTTCGTAATCTTAACCACGCTTGGGTGCATGTGTCTACTACGTCATCATTGGGGTGCGCGGGAAAGGCGGCACATATATCTATTAAATCTTTAGCCCATTTCCTGTTCGATGGATAGAAGATTCTGCCATCTTCCAGCATCGCGCTCGAAGCATGGGCGCGAGCTTCCTTATCACGATCTGGTGAATATGCCAATACTGGAACGCCAGCCATACGCAGGTCTTGCAAGAGGGACTGGCCTGACGCCTTCTTCTCAATCAAGACTGCATCTGGCTCCCATAGGTCGTAGGATTCCTGTGCGATCCTGCGGAGGTCTGGGTAGTTCACCTTGTCGTACCACGCCTCCAGCACAATGGCGCACATGACGCCCTGATGGCGAAACACGCCCCAAGTAGTTCTGGCACTAAAGCTGGAGCTTTCCTTTGCCTCGAAGGCTGTGTCCCATGATTGCAGGACGTATTCGATGTTGTTGGGCATCTCTTCGCTCTCCCAAGGAACCCACCACGATGACTTGAGAATACCACCGCCCTTGGGGCTTGGTCGCTGCTGTAGCTGACCAGCGGCTGCGTAGGAGCCAAGGCTGCGCTCCAAGGTCGATAGTGTCTTCTCATCAATTCTTGCAGGCCACAGCAGTTCGCCCTCCTTGGTGCGGGGGTCTGTAAAGCCAAGAGTGGATCGCATGGGGGTTGGATGTCCGATTTCGTATCGCGCTGGAATACAGAGGTGATCCCACTCATCGCCAAGTTGGTTTGCTAGGACGTGGCCTGTCAGGTCTTGTTCGTGCAGCCGCTGCATAATGATGATAAATGCGCCAGTTCGTGGGTCGTTAAGGCGTGTCTGCATAGCCTGATCCCACCAGTCTAACACACCCTCACGAACCTTGTAACTATCTGATTCTACTGAATTATGTGGGTCGTCAATCGCGATTATATCGCCACCATCCCCAGTCAAAGCACCTCCAACTGACGTTGCGATTCGATAGCCTGTCTTGTCGTTCTCAAAACGCTGCTTCTGGTTTTGATCGTCGGTCAAATTAAACTTGTCGCCAAAGTGCGCCTGATACCACGGGCTATCGATCAACCTTCGACACTTCGTACTGTCTCTGATCGACAGGGAACTTGCGTAGGATGCGTATAAGAACTTTTTATGCGGTTGCGTAGCCCAAGTAAAAGCAGGCAGCACAACGGCCACTGACAGTGACTTCATGTGTCGAGGCGGCACGTTAATGATCAGGCGCTTGATGTCGCCATCGACTACCGCTTGTAGGTGGTCACTGATTGCGTCGATGTGCCAGTTGTTCTTAAACTCTACGCCCGGTTCAATCGTCGGCCATGCGGCTTTCGTAAACTCCCTCAATGACCTGCGGTAACGCTCCGCTTGAACCTTCTCCAGTGTCAACGTGCTTAAAAGCTGCTGCAATTGCGCTGAGTTGGTCATCGCTTACCCTCGTTAAATCTATTATATTTCTCTGTTCTACAGTAGCTGCAATCTCCTGCCTGTTCGACCAGTTCTCTCTGTCTCTGTTATTTAGGTAGTAAAAAATAGCGACATTGTCGCCTTTGACAGTAGCATTCTCGAATAACTTATTAGTTACTTTACTGATGCCAATTGCCTGCCCTTTTCTTATAGTCTCTAAAAACTCTAAATTTTCTGCCTGTTTATTGTAAATAGTTGCGGGTGAAACACCCAAGCAAGTGGCGATTTGATTGACGGTTAATCCACGCCCTGCCATCTCTTCGACTTCTTGCAAAACTTCGTCGGTAATCTCAAATCTTGGTCTACCGACTGGATTTTTACTTTTGGCTTTTGCCATTCCTTGACCTTTCTTTTCAGTGGTGAGCTGTATTTTTTAGAATGTAGTGTGGTTCTGCACAAAAAGAAAGACCCACCGTTGCAGTGCGAAACCTGACAATGGCGGGTCTAGTTATGACGAGGTCACAGGAGAAGACCTGATCGAGCAGTATGTTTTGGCTATCACATCGCCAGAATTATGACAAGAACTGACACGACAAGGGCCATGAAGGCTATGGCAGTCAGGGCTTCCTTACCGCCCAGCAGCAAGTACACAGACTTGGGTAGCTTGGTGTGGACTGAGACATGGCCACGCAGGTTGATGGCAATGTACTGCCCTGTCTCGCACGGCAGCTCACCTTCCTGAGTGTATACGAACAGGTCTGAGCTGCCTAGTCGCTTGCCTGCATTTTCCTTAACCCAGTCGGGCATTTCTGATGCGAAGCCCTTAAACTTCCAAGACTTAATAATCATTCATCATCCCCTTCAAAGTAACGTTGCGCCAACATTTGATCTGCGATTTCGTATGCAAAATTAGAAATGTATTTTTTAGAGTAGCGAGATTGCGGGGAAGTATCTACTGCTGAACCTGCTATTGCCTGCCCCGCAAAATAGTCTCGCAGTGACATTCCCGCTGCACTGACACCGTAATCTTCGTTCTCACTTGGAAACGCAGGGCCTCCATCATATTTTTTTGTCATTTGGTTTCCTTACTCATCCTCTGAGAATACTTCGTTTGCGATTTCCATTGGCAGTTCAACTGTGGTAATTCTGTAGTCACACTTGGGACATGACCTGCGGCGTTTTACGGTGCTAAAGCCAAACTTATGGTGGATGCGGCTTTCCTTCGCCTGCAATTTAATTTTACATTTGGGACAGTGGGCGCATGATATTGTCATTACGCTGCCTCCTCAATTTCATTCAAGGCGCGGCTTAATGCACGATGAATGCGCTTCGCTTTGTCTGGAAGTATCAAGGCATCCAGACCTTCGATCAGCCAATTCAGTTCTTGCTCTGTCATTGAGACTTGAGTTGTGCGGATTAGCACTGTGCCTTTGTCGGCACTTGTTTGTTGAATAAACCTCATTACGCTGCCTCCGCTTCAAGCATTGCCTTAACACCATTAACTTGATCGGCGGTTAGGAGCATTGCTAGTGAGTGTGCCATTGCGGTTGCTTTGCTTGACAGATCATTGTTAGGCGCATCTACGGCTAGGCGAAGTGCCAGCGTGAATGCCTCAAGATTATTGGTTGGTGTTTTGTAGTTGCCCATTTGGGTAGTCCTTTCTAATTGGTGATAGTGGGGAGCCGAAGCTCCCCTGATTAATTAGGCTGTTGCCTTCATATCATTGCAAAATTGGGAGCCTTCCGACACCCATTGATCGATTGAAATATGATTTAGCTGATGAGCATAGACGCTATGTTCGCACCAATCTGACCACTCAGGGCGATCTTCACCTTCCAAGTCTGGGTGCGTGTCATAAATAAACAAAAAGTAATTGCCGCTATCGGTTAAAACTTTTTCAAGACTAAGATGTTCGCAGTCAATCTTTTTTAATATCTGAGAAATTGTGACGCGGCGCACTGGGGCGGGTGTCTTTATGCTAAAGATGTGAGCATCGACATTGTAAATTGTATTTCCCATTTGAGTAGTCCTTTCTAAAAACTATAAATCCTTATACTACCATACTAAGTATAGTACAATACCTAATCAAAAGATTTATGCAAGATTTAATATAACTGGGAGATACCATCCCTTTCGCCTGTC